ATTATACAGGAAAAACGCCCCGGAGGGTTCCCCGAATTGCCGCTCGTACAAACGAACCTTCGCCTCTGTCCTATGGTCCGACAACACGCCGATCAGCAGCGGGATGCCAAGACCATCCGAGATTTGTTTCGCGAACTCACACAGACGACGAGCACGGCCACCTTTCGCGCTACGATAGTCCGGGTGAATGAAGATCGCCTTCTCTTCAAGGATCTGTTCGTCAGAATACCACATACTGACGACCCGCAGAAGGATCGCCCCCTGCGGCTTCTCTCCCGGCTCACCGATGAGCCCGACGACGCCATGATCGCGGTTCAGCGCGGCCCAGATCTGCTCCAAGAGCTTCATCGGGTTCGGATTGACGAACCCGTTCTCCTTACATGCAGCCAACGCCAACTCCATGACGTCATCGACATCGGCAGGCGTTCCAACCCTAACTGCAGGCTCGATCGTCATGGATTTCCCCTTAATCCTTCTTCGGCCCCGGAAGTTTGACGAGTGTCCTTACGAGCTTCGCACGCATTCCTTTGACGAATGCGTCCAACACGCGATGCCCGTGATCCATGTCACCGCTGCCGATGCGCTGAACATCGTCGGGGTGAATAACATATTCGCCGCCCGCCGCTACGATCGGAACGGTATCTTCCGTCGCACCGCCACGCGCCTTCTTCGGCATTTCCGGCAACGCAGGCTGACCGGGGATACCCTCCGCCGACGGGATGCCCATACCCGGCATGCCACGCTGCTCCGGAGCAGGCTCAAAGATCTGCTGAGCGACCTTGAACCCCGCCATCGTGTTGCCTTCGCCCATCGCCGAGATGATGTCTGCAGGAATGACATAGCTTCCCGACGGGACATGCATCGGAAGATGGTCCGTACGACCCGCAACCGCGCTGTGGATAGGCCCGGTGTGAACTTTCATAGACGGGCTTCCGGATCCGCCGAAGAAGGCGTAGCCGGGCTCGGTGTCCATCGTCTGTTTGATCGCATCGCGGGGCGACGGCTCTACATCACGCGCCGGGCGAATGATGTCTTTCGCCGCGCCTATCACATCCCGCGCAGGCGGAATGGCATCGATCATCGAGCCGCCCGAAGCCCTGTGAGCCCGACCGCCGCGATACATATTCGCGCCGCCGCTGTCCGCCATGGATCCGGCGTTGCCCTCACTGACGCCACCGCTCACGTCGCCCGAATTTCCCTGCGCTTGAGCGGGAGCAGGCGCAGGCTGAGCCATACCCATCGGGAGGGAACCGCCACCCATCTGCTGCGGAAGCTGCTGTGCTTGCATCGCGCCGATCGGCATCATCCCCGGCATCATTCCGAGGTAGCTCAACTGACCGCCCGCAGCCTTGTGGGTCCGTCGAGCAACATCCAGAGCAATGGCGATCGCCTGCTTCTGCGGCTTGCCTGCAGCCATCTCCGTCTTGATGTTCTTGGAGATGGCCTCCTGAGAAGACCCCTTCTTCAGCGGCATGGTGGTCTCCTCAGCTGAACGAGACGCACAGGATCATGCCTGTGCCGGGTTCGACGACGATGCCCTTGTTGGCGGGCAACCTGACTTCCTGAATGCCGACCGTGTTCTGGATGACATACAGGCGATTGCCCGTGCCCGCCAAACCCGTAGACGGCGCATCATAAATCAATCCGGTGGTGCTGCCCGCCACGATTACGGAAATGCGGGCGACCCAGCTATCGCCCTGCTGCAACAGGGTGACGGCGCTGACCTCCGCCGAATTGCGGTAGCCTTCCAGATTGTAGAGCGTGTCGCTGATATTGTTGACGCCGATGACCGCGTTTTTCTGCGTCGTCAGGATGTCTGCAAGGGACGCCGTCATCAGAACCTCCCATCCTGCTGCACGCGATAGCGGATGTTGCCGAGACGCCAGAACGAGCCAATGTCGTCGCTCTCGATCTTGATGGACACCAGACGGCCCCTGAAGCGCGGCGTAAAGAACGTCGAAGCCTGCGTCATCGTGAAGGGGCCATACTGGATCGGCGTCTGACCCGGATAGTCCGTGACGAAGAAGGTCAGCTTGACGTTCGCACCCTGCGTTCCGCCGTAGTAGCCCCACTTCATGTCGGGCCAGACCTGATCGACGAACATCTTCACGTTCGCTTCCGTCAGCACGAAATAGCCCGTCTGGAAGCTCGACAGCATCGGCTGTCCGTCCGCATCCGGCGACGTCTCATGCTGATAGATAAACGTGTCGGCACCTGCGCCGATCGGCGGTCCGAGAACCGACTCGTTGATCCAAGCGGTGCGGGCCAGTTCGCCGAAGTCCCACTGGTCCAGCACGAAGTTGTATTTCACGTAGTGACTGACTTCCCCGCCGTTCGACAGGGTCGGGTAGTACCACGCGATCTCGCCGAAACGGCTGTTGGGAGCCACGCGGATCTTGTCGAGGTTCGTCGTGTCGAGGTCTTGGAAGACCACGTCCCACACAGGGCACCGGATCGGCTCGACGCCACCGCCCGCAAGACGGAAGAACTGGCTCTGGCCCATCCAGTATACGACGCCGTTTACGGATGCCGCAGCCTTGCGACCGATCAGGCCGCAGCCCGTGCCGATCTCGTTGAACTGATAGACGTAGGGCAGACCCGCATACTGCATCGCCCAGATGGCAAGGTCCGTCCAGATCAGACCCTGCTTCGGTCCCTGAATGCACTGCACGATCCGCGACCCTTTCGGGATGCGGTAGGAACCCGCTTGGTTCGTGGTCAACGCGGTCCACTGGTCGTAATCGTTCACGTCGCACCAGCGGATCAGGAGCGGATCCACGATGCCCGTGAACGTCGAGCCCCAAGCGATGATCTGGCGCTGCGGCATCGCGACGAAGATACCTTCATTGATAACCGGAGCAGCAGCAATGACCTGCGCGACAGGATCACCGAGGTTCGGGTTCCACGCATAGATCGGGCCATTCAGCGGGCACGCAATGAGCGTCTCGCCCCAGTTATCGAGCGACCAGTCGATCGCATTGATGGGCGTTCCCGTTCCGGCGAGAGGCGGGATGCCCGTGCCGTAGCCGCCCGCGCCATAGGGGCCGACGCCGTATCCCGTGCCGCCGGGGAGCGGGCCGATGCCGTTGTAGTAGACGAAACGGACGTCGCCGCTATTCTCAAAGAAGCTGAACTCGCCTTCAATCGCACCGCCGCTGACGTAGGTGGCTGTCGTCGCCCCTGCGTAGGTGAACGAACCATCCGTCGAGGACGTGATCAGATACGTGCCGTTGTAGCCAGCCGGGTTGATGCCCGTGATGTCGACATTCAAAGCGTCCGTAAACGTGATCCCGGCAGCGTGCGTAATCGTGACGACAGTGCCCGTGCCGGACGCACCCGTTACCGCGATCGCAGCCGCAGACGTGCTCGCAGAAATGACGAACTCATTCGTCGAGGTCACTTCGCGAATGGTGTAATTGCCGTACAACGTGACGCCGCCGACCGACGTAGCAACCAGAACAGGAAAAGTGTCTCCCGCCAGATAGCCGTGATCTTCGAGATAGACCGTGATGAAGTCGCTGCCTGTTACGGCGTAGAACTGCGGCACCGCACCGCCGTTGGCAACGGTCGTGCTGGCAAACTGCGGTTCGCCGAACTGGTTGCGGGCAAAAATGCGATAAGTGTTCGGCCCGATCGCCGTGATCGGATAAAGACCGAACAGGATCAGGCCACCGACGCTGATCTGCGTCTGAATGTCCACAACGTCGTAATTGTCGGCATTACGGCCCGTGTCAGTGACAGTGACTTCGTCGCTGCCAGCCGTGGTCGAGAAATCCACAGCCACATTCACTGTGGTGGTCTGTGGTGTGATGTCGGTGATGCCGCCGGACTCGATGACTTCCAGAGCAGCGCCGCCGCCTGCCGGGATCCCCTCGGCACCGACCGCGAGATAGCTGTTGGCGTTCGTGTCTTCCCACGCCCACAGAGCACGCACCGTGGATCCGATGTCGTCGTTGACGTACTTCGTCCAACCGCCGAGCTTCTGAACGAGCCCGCCAAGCGTACGATCGGGGATGAACCGGATCAGTTGGCTTTCGGAGACCGCAGCCTCGTTGAGGGCCGGGGTCTTGTTCTGGTCCACGCCGGGAAGGATCTTGAACGACGAGTAGGGCATCGCTTACCTCGTCGGAGAAGCGACGGGGGACGGCGACTGCGAGGACCAAGCAGCGGCCTCGAACTTCTTCCGGTTCTCTTCCATCATGGCACCCTTCAGAAGTGCCTGATACTGGCTCTCATAAGTGACGGCCATCTGCGGGTCGTCATTGGCGCGACCGAAGTTCCGCTGATAGCCCGACACATAGATCATGCTCGCCATGATGAAGAGGTCGGGCAGATAGAGGCTGATGAACGTGGTCGAGTTGCCCGCACTCAGGCTGTTCGGACGGATCGTGCCGACGATTTCAGCCTGATAGGCCGCATCAGGATACGGACCGAGCAGGAAGTTGTAGTCGTCGAACACCGCGAAGTACTTCGGCAGCGCCTTGCTCTGACTGTCGCCGTAGACCGCGTCAAGGAACTCTTTGGTCGTCGGCAGCAACGGAACGCGGGTGCCGTTGTCGGGGTTCGACGTTCCGGCGGGCGTGATCAGATTGATCTGCTCAGGCACCACGAACGTCCCAGCGGGCACGTTGATCGACCGCGAGCCAATCGTACACGCATAGGACGTGTTGCTCACAGACGTGAACAGGAAGTCCAGATCGCGGTACATCCGGTTCTCGCTGTAAGAAATCATCATAGGAAGAATAGTTTGAAACGCAGGATCGCTTTCCTCAACCACCGCCAAGGTCGCAATCTGCGTTACATACTGGGAGTAAGTCAGGCCCGTTGTCACCGATCAACTCCCCAACCCATATGGGCATCTTCCGCAGGAAGCTTATTCAGCTTCCGATGATTCTCACTTGCAGGAATTACGCGCAAATTCCACGGGACATGCAGCCCCATGAAGCTTCGCCCCTGCAACGGGTGAATGTGGTCTACATGATGCGTCATGCCAGTCTGAACTGACAAGGCGGCGGCAACGTCGTAGAGTTCTTGTATCTGTGCCGCCTCGATGGCCGAAAGCCAAGAAGGCGTCGCGTTGCGTTTTGCGGCCCTTCGACGGGCAAACCGTTGCGCGATCAAGGGCTTGTTCCGATCCGCCCAATTTTTACAGGCGGCTTTATGCTTTTCCTTGTTCTCTGCGTAATACCGCTTGCCCTTTTCTGCAATTTTTTCTGCGTTTGCCTCCGCCCATCTGCTCTTGGCAGCGCGATCCCGATCAGGGTTCGCCTTCCTCCACGCAGCCATTTTGACGCGAGTGCATTCACGGCATGCGTAGGCCAAGCCGTCCTTGGATTCAGACAGCTTATTGAACGCCGCCACGTCCTTGGCCTCGCCACACGCGCAACACGTCTTCTTGGTCACGAACGCAGGATCGCTTTCCTCGACAACAGCCAAGGTCGCGATCTGCGTGACATACTGCGTGTAGGTCAGACCCGTGGTCATTCTGCGGAGAACCTTTCATACGCCGCCGCAAGTTTAACATCATACTGGTTCTTGGCATAGGCGGGGCCGTTGTAGCCCCGAGCGAACGCCGCCCAGTCGAGAGCCTGCAACGCGCCGAGAAGCTTCGCGTTCTTGATGAAGCTGACCATCATTTCGATCTGCTTCGCCTCGCCGTCCATGCACGCGAAAACCATTGTTTCAACGTCGCCATAGCCCGCGAGTTTGTGATTGCCGCCCATGATCTGGCCCATGCCCCACGAACAGGACTGAAGAGCCGCAGTTTGATCGTATTCCATAGCATCGGTGAGCCTTTCGTATTGCGAGTCCGAGCCTTTCGGATAGGGCTGCTCGCCCCATTTGGGATAGGCCAAGCCTTCCGATCGAG